ATACTTAGTGCCGTCTTCAGTAACCTCCATTCTAGCAGCTCCAACTCCTCTAGCTGCACGGCGCGGGTTAAATTCTATAAATACAAAATCAGCCATTTTTGACTACCTGAATAATATTAGTGTTAAGCGGACACTCTGGGTGTCTTTCGCTGTTATGCGCATAAATGTCAATCCTAATATCATCTAACATAACGCACGCCCATGTCGTTGCTCTTTTGCCCTCGAAAGGGCAGTCATGACACCCGTTCGATACAAGCACTTTTTCTGGTAATCTATCCATCTAAATATCCCCCCTCAAATCAAATTCTTCAATATCAAACCCGCGCTTTTTAGCCTCAATCACAAGCGTAGCTCTATGTTTTGCTGGCACGCTTTTACCCCACAATCTTACCGCCTGCTTACTTGGCTTCCCTCCTAATGCGCGACTAATACCCGCATAGCTCTCAAAAATCACGCAAGCAAGATTTTTTCCTTTGTACCGTTTGACTATCGTTTTTTTATCCATTCTTCCTCCGCTCTTTTCCAGTTTTCATCATTTGCCGGCGCAACTTTATTTTCTTTACACCAATTCATCATCCATAACCATTTTTCTGTAATTTCTTTACTATCATCCATTCCATTACTCCTATCTGTTTAAAGTGACTACAGTATAACACTTGTTTTTTTATTGTCAAAAACTTGTTGACCAGATGAAAAAACAAGTTTATTATTAGTCATACTTTTTAAAACGCTAAGCGGTCGGCGACTAGACCGTAACAACTGGAGTTACAAGATGGGTAAAATAGGTGGGTTAATTGTTGCTTCTATTTGGATTATCGGGATAGTGATAGCTAAAGGGTTCTGGAGTACATTTTTTGCAGTAATATTTCCATTATGGGGTTTGTATTTAGTTTTGGAAAAATGGGCTTTTCCATTTTTGGATATTTAACCACTATTAGCCAACTGGAAACGGTGGTCGTTTTTTACAACTGGAGAACATCATGAAAAACCAAAGAAAACAAAATCGCCTAAGCTGCCATGAGGCGATTAAATCAGGTCTTAGTTTTTGGCTAAGTCATTTAATGAATTGCGGTCAGTGGGGGCGGATGTCATGAGAGATATTTTATATATTTGCAGACTAATAAGCGTAATTTCAGCAGTCTGCTTTATGATTATTGGCGCAACTATGGATATAGTTCAATTGTGTTTTTTAGTTGCAATTTTAAGTGGGCAAGTAGCGGGACAGTTTAAATGAATAAAAATAGATTTTGTTTGGTGTGCCGATGTTTATTAGACGATGATGACGACAAAAAATCATCGTTGTGCAATGAATGTAGTCCTGTCGATTATGATATAGCGGATTGTGAGGATAATTATAATGGAAACGAAAGTGAGTAAAACACCTAAGCAGGTTCAGCAATTGGTAATATCACCGCGTAGCACTCAAATGATAGGCTGGAGAAAAAGAACATGGGTGATGATAGATTACCAGAAGGCGTAGTGCTAGAAATGACTAAGCCAGTGGATTCATGTTTAGGCTGTTATTTCTTTACTCACCCGATTGAAACTTGCCCGAAAGAATACGCTGCTCAATCAAGACGAATCTTATCGTGTATAAATGGCAGAAACGTAATTTTTAAGGAGTCATAAAATGTTAACTAAAGAAGAAAGGCTGTACGACATTTATATTCAGGACGGCGGTAGTGATGAATGCCATCGACACGGAATGAGTGGAAATTGCGGGAATAAATGCCCAATTTTTGGCGAAAGAGATGGGTGTCGAGATGATTATCTATTGCAATTAGAGGAGATAGAAAATGAAAGCGAATAAAACAATGCAGGACTTTAACCACATCGGTACTAAATACCCGATGGCAATCAGCACGCGCCCTTATCCAAGATGGATGGCAGTCGCATTTTGGATCGGAGTCTCGGCTGTTTTTGCAGCGGTTATTTTTGGCTTTATGCAGATTGGAGGCTAAAGTGAAGCTATACGAGGTAGAGATAACCATTCGTTATCCAGTAAAAGAATTTACTTATGATAAAAAGGTGGTTGCCGATAGTGAAGAAGAAGCTATTCAAAAATTAATCGATTTTGAAATGATAACGCAATCGATGATTTGTGGGTCATCGGCAGTAGAGATTGAGGGCGTTGTGTGATGTACTGTGATCAAGCAAGCTATGACGGCGCAAATCCGTATGATGACGAACCAGAGACGCAAGACTCTGAAAATGATGATTTTAACGATAACGAAGAGGAATAAATAAAATGAGTGCGAATTTAACAGAAAGAAACCAAAATCCCGTAGCTGTTTTTAGCGGATTTATGGATAAGCTAAAGCCACAGATGGCTTTAGCACTGCCAAAGCACTTGACGGCGGACAGAATGGCGCGGTTAGCATTGACTGCGTTTAGCACAAATCCAGCTCTGCAAAAATGCACACACCAAAGCATTGCAGCCAGTATTATGACTGCGGTACAGCTTGGATTAGAGCCGAACGTAAATGGCGCGGGTTACTTAATACCGTACAAAGATACCTGTACGTTTGTACCCGGCTGGAAAGGTCTCGTTGACTTAGTTAATCGATCGGGTCGTGGAACAGTTTATACAGGCGTTATTTATAGCGATCAAGTGCAAGGCGTTGACTGGGAATTTATGGACGGTTCACGGCGTGAACTACTGATTAAACGACAGTCCTCATTGTTCGACGAAAAAGAGATTACACACACATTCGCCATTGGCTGGGTAAAAGACGCTTCAATGCCGATTATTGAATTGTGGAGTCACGCAAAACTACTCGCACACAGAAACAAGTATAACAAAGTTGGTACGCGCCATTACTCATATCAAAACTGGGAAATGTACGCTAGAAAAATACCGCTTTTGCAGGTTTTGAAATATATGCCTTGCTCGGTTGAAATGTCAATGGCAATAGAAGTTGCTAGTGTTTCAGAATTTGGCGGTGTCGCAAACATTGATGGTGGAATGGTGGTATCTACTCAATATCAGGATGAGCAGCCAGATACCGGGGTGCAGAACAACGCACAGCCAGAGCCTGTAAAAACAGCCGATAAGTTCACAGAAGCGTTTGAATCGTGCGCTGATTTTGGCTCGTTAGACGAAAAGTTAAATGAGCTAATGGATACCGCGTCCGCACTGGTTAAGCCAAAAATAACCGCTGCGTATAATGCAAAAATGTCTGCACTTGAAAAAGAATTAGGCGTATAATGCACACGGCGAGTGGAATCGCTTAAACGAAAATTTAAACAAAGGCATTTTTTAAATGGGTAGCTCAATTTTCGGCTAATTCCACCCCATTAAAGACTGCCTTTTTTTATGCGAGAAATAAAATGACTACTGAAAATATAACCCAAGCTCACCGCCTAACAATCGGTGCGAGTCAAGTATCAAAAATCATGTCGTATCTACAACACGATAACCTACCAAAAGGCGCGGTATCTCTAGTTTCTACAATGTGTCGCGGCACAGACGAAGACCTTGAAAACGCCTATGAACTCAATACCCCTGCGGTGCTTTGGGGGCGCGAACACGAAGTTGAAGCGGTTGAATTAATCGCCGCTGAATTTGGAGCTGAAATACAGTTTTACGGTGAAAATCAATTACGGTTGAACGCTGGTTTCGAGTACAGTAATATAATATCGGCACTGTGTGACGCGCATTTAATCATGGCAGATGGCTCTATCATTATTCCAGAAATTAAATGCCTCGACACAAAAAACCACGATTACATTATTACCGCTGTTGGTGACAGTGCTGAAGTATTAAAACGCGAAGATTGGGCTAAATACTGTCAGGTTCACACGCAAAATATTTGCGCCGAGGAGTACTATGAAAAATCAGTTTCATCAATCATAGTTTTTTATGATCCACGTTCAACTGTAAAAAAACTACACTACATTGTTGTAGTCGATGCGGGCGACTACATGTCTATTGATGTTGAGTTTAGAAATAAACTAAAGCAACGGGCAAAACTGGCGCGTAACCTTTACGACTCCATTAAAGCCGAACCTGACCGTGCCTCAGTGATTTATGATGGTGTAATGCCAGAAACCAAGCTCGTTAAAGCATCGAATGATTTTATGCTAACACCCGCGCTCCTAGAAATGGGTTGTGAGGAAATTGCGCGTAAAGTAGCCGAATCGATAGGTGTTGAAATTGTCGATTTAGTTATCGAAAACGACAAAGTCGTGTCGTACCATCTCAAAGGCGGCGAGGTGTTCGACTGCGAAGTTAAAGAGGGTCGAGAATTATCAGAAAAAATGGAAAAGCGGATAAAAAAAATCATTCCATTGATTAAAAAGGCTAACGCGCCGCTCCGTGAAAAAGCACTTGCCGAGCATCGTAAATACACGAAAACAGATAGACTTATCGAGTCACTTATTACCCCTATTGTCGGGCATATCGGCTCAAAACGCGCTGAATGGGAAGCCGAGCAAAAGCGAATTCAGGACGATATTTTAATCGCCGAAGCTGAAAAAAAGCGGTTAGCCGATGAACAAGCCGAGCAGGTGAAGCAGGCTATTCTTGCGAAAATCGAGACCTTTACGGTATCGCCGCAAGATGTATCGAGCCTTGAGTTGATCGCCGCTAAGCGTGTGCAGGTCGAAAGCGTGATTATCGATGTGATGTTCGGCGAATTTGAGCAGAAAGCGATTGAAGAAAAATCCTATGCACTTGGTTATCTTTTGCGCAAAGAAAGTGAGTTGAAACTGGCGATTGAAGAAGCTGCAAAACGAGCGTGCTTAGACGCATTTGAAGTATTTAAAGCCAAGTGCGAGGCATTAAGTGACCCGATGCACAGCGTTGAATATCTCATGTCACAAGCCGAAAAACTCGGTGCCTTTAACGCTCCCGATGACGAGCATAAGTTTTTATATCAAGACTTAAGAAATGTCACGCTAGATAATCTGAATGGCATTTTGATACCAGCGGCAAAACAACGCGCCATTGATTTAGCTGAAAAACTAAAAGCCGAAGCGGACGAATTAGCGGCGCAATCTGTCAAAGATTCGGCGGTTTTAATCGTTAATGAATCGCCTGTTTTTATTGATGCAAGTGTGAATTTAACGCCTGAAAAAATAGAAGAAGTTAGTGCTTTTATTGCTTCTTTGGATGACGAAACGCCACTTGTACCTGTGATTATTGAGCAAACATATATTGACGACCATGCTAATGATGATACAGACAGGGTTAATCGCGTACTGAATAATGACATTGTTGCAATGTATGCGGCAATGAATCCCGTTCTGCACGCTAAAGTCGTTGAAGCTGCTGGCAAGATTGTAGATTTTCAAAGTACGCCACAAAACAGTCGTTCGAGTTTTTTACATAACTTGTTCGATAGTGATAAGCAGGGCAAGGCGTTAAGAGCGGCATTTTGCCTAATAATTAAATAATCAATCAGCCCCGTAGACGCGGGGCTTAACTTGGAAAGAATATGAGTGATAAAACAAAAGCAGTGCTGGAAATAACCGCGCCAAATGGACAAGAGTTTGTCGATAAATGTGCGATAGTTAATCAAACAAAATGGTTAAACGGGGTTTGCGTTGAGGTTTATATTCCAACAAAAGCCGTTGAAGCCAGCCCACCAATTGCAGTAAATGAAATAATGAAATTGGTGGACGACTATGGGCGTGTTTGTGCCGCTGTTGGTGACCATATAATGCCAGTGGCGCGAAAATCGGTTTTAGATGCACTGCAATCAATTCAAAAACCTGTTGATGCTGATTCACTTCAAGACCAGATCGCACAAGCCGAAGCCGATAAAAAGGCTTATCCGTTGACGTGGACTTACGGGTGGGAAATGACCACTTTGTATGATGACACAGGTAGATGGATTAGAGTTGGCGAGGTAAAAAACGACGGTCGAAAATACCGCCGACTCCAACACGCCGACCTAATTATGCAATGCGAACAGGATAAAATCGATTATCCTGAGTTTTGGCATGAGCTTACTCAGTGGTCAAACTTAAATGAAGATAACTGGCATGGAGTTCCATTTGATTCCGATACTCTTTATGAATTTAACAAATACCGCCAACACCCACACCGCGAAAACATCATAAAATTTCATGCGTGCAGCGAGGTGGATAAAAAGCGTTGGCAGCTAAAAGACAAGGATGGCGAGCGGTGTAATATTTTTGGTATACCAGCATGGGTCGATGACGTTGAATACCGCCTACGCCCACGCGTTTGCTTTATCACCCTGCAAGAAGGTACGCGCATGGAATATCCTGAGCCAGTGCGGGAGGCTTTGAAGATTGGGCAGGAGTATTTTGTTATAAATACACATAAAGGAGGGATTTCAAAATGCACATGGAATGACGTGGAGTTTTCAAATATGTGGCTAAAAAATGGTTTAATCCATCTAACCGAAGAATCGGCAAAACAACACCTATCCGCCCTGCAAGCCATGAATGCGCAGGTGGCGTTGTGAAAACTAAGATCGAAGACCTAACCGACGAACAACTCGACCATTTTTGTGCGATTGCGCAGAAGTGGAAAAGAATAAGTAATTACGCAAACCCATATTATATAAAGGCTAATGGTACGCAAATATTTTGTGATAATTACCACCCTACAGCCAACGCAGTGCAGTGTATGGCGATTCAGGAGTGTGAGAAAATAAGCGTTAGATTTAGCGATAAATTCCAGTGCTGGCAAGCGTTTTGCGGAAAAGTTAATGCTGTTAGTGGGACAACCGCAAAACAAGCAATAATCCGCTGTTTTGTTAAAAGCAAGCTAGGCGAGGAGGTGGATTGTGAGTAGACCTTTTGAAAAAGGTGATATGGTTGTATCAGAAAATAAAGGCATTGGTATAGTAATATCGGTACGCGCAATGGACAGGGTAGCCGAATGTGAATTCGGCGACGGAAATACATCGTTTTTTTCTTTTAAAACGGGCAAGGAATGTGGCTTTTCTAGTGCGGTTGATTGGGAGGATGGAGATAAAATAAAATATATTCGCAAGCCCAGAAAAGGCGGTAAAGAAGCAAGGGATATTGTGGCGATGTTGGCGAATGCCAGAAGGTATGGACTAAATGACTTATTAATAACTTGCGGGAAGGATAAAAAGCTAAGATACAAATTTAAAAGGATATTTGAGATGGGAATGTCTCATATCCTATATGTAAAAGCAAAATCAATATTAGGAGCATCAAATGAGTAAAGAATGGCACGAAAATATCCCTGAAAACGGGGTGTTGTGTAAAGAAAAATCAAGTGGCTCGATTGTTAGAATCATGGGCAAATCGAATTTACTTGACAGCATGGTGATGGATGACTGTAGACGCAGGAATCATTTTGGCACCGACGAATTAACCCCACTAACCGCCGCTGAATTTTGGGGTGTTGCGCCTTGGCGGGATATGGATGGCGAACTAGAAGGACAGGTAATAGGTATGCTTGAAAATGGCGAAATCGCTGAGTGCTATATTTATAAGAGCGGAGTAATTAAAAGCGGCGATTTTGTTGTTAAATTAATAAAATGGCTGCCACTGCCAACAGGTTAAAAATGAAAATTAGATAAACAAAAACCGCTAGTGATAGCGGTTTTTTATTGCCAAAAATTAAGCGACTTTAGCTATATAATCATAATAAGCAGTGCGCTGAATATTTCCATTTGCCGACGATACGCCCGCACTAGCTACCGTCACCGCTGGAGTGTCACTGGCGATAGTAATCGCTGCACTAGCACTGTTTACTGTAATCCCTGTTGTTGCACTTGCTGTTGCCGCTGTACCAAGCCAAACGCCTACCGCTGCCGTGCCTGAAAATGAGTTAGAAGGATCAGCAACCGCGCCATTAGTGAGAGAATGAGTATGACCGGGGTCGGTAATGGTATGACTGTGTGCCGCTGTTGAGCTCCCCGGATGCGCGTGTGCCGCTACTGTGCCGGTATGACCATGCGCCGGAACTATAGAATCATCCGCACCGGCTCGAGTATTGCCCAAATGCGCGGCACTTGATACAGCTATTACCCTTCCTTCAATATCCGCAACCTGAGCATCAGTTAGCTTTATCCATTCCGCATGTGCTGCAAGCCACAAAGCCAATGTAGTACCCATCAATTCCGGTATAAATGCCTGATAATAGCCAACGGGAAACGCCGCCCACTTAGCGTCATTGCTCGATGTGCTAGGATTTTTTAGCGTAAAAACATTGGTAGCAACATCATAAACTAAATCGGTATAACGCGGCAATGAACCGATGGCAACCGCGCCGCCACTATTAGACACAATATTAGTTACTGACAAGCCATTGACAACGATGTTGGGCGTAGTCGTTAAGTTCGTTAGCGCACCCATATCAACAGTCAACATCAGCTTGTCAGTCAACGCATAAACCGCCGGACTCAAGTCAACAACCAAAGCATCTTCTGTGCCGTTATTAGCCGCTGTGTAACTAATATATGGCACGGCTAAATGGATGCTATCAAGTGCCGAATAAAATACAGAAGTTATCGATGGGACCGACCCGCCGCCATCAACGACAACCTCGACAGTGGTTAAGTTCGTACCGCTGTTGTAAGTCGCGGTTTTAATCGTGCAATATTTAATCGCCTCGCTAGTTATTTTTAAGCGTCTGCCTTGACTAAAAATAACGTCCCAAACCCCATCGATGGTAAAAGTAGTCGCACTTGTCTTTGTAGCCGCTGATAGCGTATCTACCCAGATAATTGTCGCGCCATCAGCACCGGTTGTACTTGCCGGTACAAGTGGCGGCAAGCCAATAAAATCCAGCTCATAGACTACATTACCGAGAGCATCTTTTACAATCGCGTCATAGTCGTTCGTTACATCGAGCCAAATCGGGGCTATCGGGTAACCCTGCGAGTTAAAAACAACGGGGTTTGTGTTAGCAACATTGCCCGTGTGGTCTGCGTAAACCGATGCTGGTGTAGTTGTACCGGTTAGGTAGATTGTGACTGAGCCGCCGCTGTTTGGGAGGTCGTTTAGGTCGTTGTATTCGTTGAACCACGGGCTGAGGAAAGTAGTTATAGCCATTATTTAATTCCTTTTTTCTTTTAAAACATAAAAACTATGCTTTCTAACATAGTCATGGGTATGTGCTATCTGATTGTCAGTGATAAAATCACGCGCTTCTTTTGGTGTAGCAAACTCTTTGCTGTTCAGTTGTTCCGCCGTAAAAGTTGGCTTAACTTCTCCATCTCTACCTAGTCGATTAGACACGCCTTTTTTACCTAGTGGGTCGATAATACTAACATTATCGCGTGGCTGTTTAGCTGGGTTTGCCGCTTCAAAATCAGCCTTAGCTATTGCGTCCGCTTTGCTCATGCCCTTATCTTCGGTCAATTGTTTAACACGGTCGGCGCGTGTAATTGTTGAGCCGTCGGACAGTTTAATTACTGTACCACTCCCAGTATTGCTCGTTAATTGCAAAGCATCTGCTAAGCTTGCTGGTTTTGGTTTTATAGGTTCATCTGGTGTTATTGCTGGGGGCGGTTGCTTGCCCTTGAATAGCTTGCTAACGGCTCTCTGTGGCGCGGTCAATACTCGCTTAGCCTGTCCAGCTTTCAAAGCCAATTCACCAACTACGCGCGGACTGCCAGTCAATACCGCACCGATAGCTGTCGGAACCCCCGCACCTCCAAGCAATGACGCTCCTGTTAAGGATGCCGGTAAAACACCTCCAGCAATACCGCGTGGCATAGGTGCGTTGAGCGACATTCCCGCTAATTCCTCCATTAAATTAGGCGCGCCGTTTTCGGTCAGTTTATCAACTAATGAAATTCGATGCCCATAATTCGTATTAGCATCATTACGCATGACAGATTGTAGCTTTCTAATCGCCGTATCGGCTGCCGCTTTGTCACCTAGCGATAACGCCTTGCTGATTTCTTTATTCAGTGCCGCTGCCGCGCCATACCGCTTCATAGCATCACCATAGGCTGGGGCTTGTTTTTCTATCTGCGTCTTGACTGCGTTGTAAGCTTTATCAGCAATAATACGCTGCGGTGTGCGCGGTTCGGTAGCGTCTCGCACTTCGCCTAGTGATTTTTTAAGACTGTCTAGCCCTTCAATAGTGTGGTACTGGTCAGGCGGTAATGCTTCCCATTCATCAATGACTTGCTTAATCTCGCCCTTAATACCGCTGGTCTTAGTGTTAATGTTTACACCTTTATACTGTCCAGCGTTGTCAATATCATCCATTGCCGCGCGTATCGGTTTAAAATCCAATACAGTTTTATCCGCAAAAAAAGGGGCTAAGTCGGCTTTATATTGTGCTGAGTTTTCGCCGTACATATTGCTGTGGGCGTTTTTTGCGCCTTGTAATGTTTCCTCCGCGCCTTGCTTACCGCGCATGGTGCTAATTAACGCCTGTTCAGCGTCACCACCCTCTGCGCCTGCCGCCGCCGCACGTCTGATTGATTCCGTACCCGCGCCTGTGGTCTTGCCTAAAATAGGTGCTACCATATTACTGCCTATGCCCTGCACAGTTTTACCTGCTAGCTGAGCGGTTTTTACTGGCAAAACTAAAGGATTGATATTGACTGCCACTTTATTTGCTAGGCTTGCAGTTCTCGGCAAATTAGCCGCCTTTGCGCCTGCTCCAATGCCGCCAGCAAGCATAGAAGCATCCATCATAATAGATGCGGGGTCGTTGGCTAACACTTCCTTGAATCCGTCCATCGTGCCGTATCTCTGCTTGTAAACGTCTGCGAGTTGGCTCGCCATTTCACGCCCTTTTTTATCTCCTTCCTGTTGCAAAAACTCTGGCAACATATTACTAATTGCACCCGCGCCCACATCAAGAGCCGCGCCCGCCGTATCGATCGGGTGAACGATAGCATTGCCCAATCCCTTAACCATATTCCATGTTGACGATGGCAAATTAGTAACGCCTGTTCCTGTCGCTTCTAATAGTGATTGTGGTTGTTTTTGTTGAGGCTGCTCGCTAGCCTTCCATTCATCAAATTCCTTATATAGGTCTGGTTGCGGTGTTTGTTGTGACTTATTGCTATTTTCAGCCTTCCAATTATCGAACTCTTTATATAAGTCTGACGATGGCGTTACTTGTCCTTGCCCACCTGCACCGCTTGACTGTCCGCCCCCTATACCATCATTAGGTAATCTGCTCATAATTTTATTTACATAATCCGCCGTTTCAACTTTGTAGGAGCTATTATGTTTTGCATTTCCCTTGATTCTTGGCACTGGATTGTGCATTAAGTGAGGGTTTTTAGCTAAAAACTGCGCCCCACCATCGCCACCATTATATGCTGCTAATGCCAGCGGTAAAGAGCCATGCTTTTTATACAAGTCGGTCAAATACCGCGCTGCTGCATCTCTGCTAGCTACGGGATCGGTAATACTTTTACCTCGCCCATATTGCTTCCAAGTCGCGGGTATAAACTGGAAATTACCCCGCGCTCCAACTGAGCTAACAGCGTTACGATTGCCGCCGCTCTCTTGGTGTTCAACTGCGTCTAAAACATCCGCTAAACTGACCATTACTTAAGCCCTTTTTTGATTAAAAAAGTATCCCATTCTTCTTGAGTGGCATGAGGTGGTTTTAGTGGTATTTCTTGTGGCGTTACCGTTGTTTGTTTTGTATAAGAAGAATCATCAAACTCGCCCTTGCCATATTCTGACCGCATGGCGTTAATATCGGCTTTCTTAAAATTAATTGCCGATTCGTTATAACCTCTAATTTCAGCGAGCCGCTGTTTAACAACTTTTTCATCATTGATATTTGCGAATAACTCATTCCACGCGCGTGTTGCGTCGCCCTCGGTTTGCACGCCACTATTTAAGCGCAGAGAATCATTACGCATTTTTTCCATGCCGGATTGAAAACTAGCTAAAGCCGTACTTTCGTCAGTAGATGCCCCTAAATAATTACGCGCTTTATTTGCTAGGTTACCAGTTAGCGACAAATTCAACTTTCCATCATCCAGTTGTTTTTCAAAAGTAGATAGCATTTTATTCATTTGCGATGCTGTATCGATTTGATCGCGTAGTTTTTGTTGTTCTTTTACAATAGTTGCTGGCAATGGCTTTTCTTGTGCCGCTTGCTGCTTGGCTTGCTCAGTTTCCATTTTAGTATCGAGATTCCACTTGTTTTCAAGCTGCGCCTTTTCCAAATCATGACCATATCGCCTGTCTTCCAACCCCACAGACTGCTCATAATTCCGCTGGTCTGCTCGGTCCTTGTGCTCATTATTAAACTGCCCTAGCTGCATTTGACGCTGTAACATGGCATTCTGCTTTGCCGTTTCGGTTTCCATTTCCTGAGCGTGGGCTTCCGCTGGCGTGATCAAAGCATCAACCGCAGATAAATCAATATTAGTTCCTATTTTATAAGGAGGTGCGCCGGTGTTCTGCATGATTTTATCAAAGCCAGTGGCATAAGTGGCGTTCGCTAATTGCTGATATTCTGGCGTATTGGGCTGAATCCCCGCCGCTTGCGCTTTCTTTTGCAATACAGTTTTAAATTCAGTCATCACTTCATTGTGTGCCTTGCGCTGGTGTTGTCCAAACTGCAAATCACCGAGTTTATTTTCCCGTGCGTTTTGGCTTTGCAATCTCGATTCTTGCTGCTTAGCCAGTTGACCTTGTTGCTGTGCGTTATTGATGTCTGTCCACTTAGCTACCGCGTCACTCAATGACTGAACAATAGGTTGTTGAACTGCTTGCATCGGTACATTTAAAGCCATTTTATGCTACTCCCGCACCTGTTTTGAATTTAGAAACGCCATTGGCTAACGTACCGCCACCATTAAGCCTCGTGTTACCACCGGCTGCATACTTGCCAGCTAAATCAGTTAAACTGCTGCCGATTTGGTTGCCGATACCGATTGCCATGTTCGCCTGATTTTGACCTTGACCATAGGCAATATTACCCGTGTTATCCGCATAATTTTGGCTTGAGCCGCTGCCACTTTGTGCGTATTGGGTGTTCTGTTGGGCAATGTTTTGGGCGTTTTGTTGCGCAATATTGCCCATGTTTTGAGCTGCATTTGCTCCTGTGCCAGCAACACCCGCTAGTTTACTGTAAGCGTTATTTTGGTTATTGGTAAAACGATTATACTCATTACCTAAAGCTGTCTGACCTTGGTTATAAACGTCGCCGGTGTAGGCGCGTTCAGCCGCTAAGCCTTGTTGTCCTTGTGAAAACTGGGTTTGCTTGCGATTAAATGCGTTTTGATAAGCTTGCTGGCTTCTGTCCCACGCGCTTTGAAAGCCTGTACTCGCTTGCCCTTGCGCATAATTATTAGCCTCTTTTAGTGTTCTGCCCGACAACATACCGCCGCGCGCCGCCGCTGTGCGGTCGATACCTTGTAGCCCTTGCTCAAGCTGAAATTGGTAGCCTGGTGTTGCTTGCAATTCAGCCAAACTATTGACCATCGGCGTGTAACCGGGGTCTTGCTTGTACTGCTCTGCCGTCAAAGTATTATCAACTAAAGCCGGTACGCCGTTCATTTGGCTGTACTGATCACGGCTTAATGTGTTTGGTGTTAATGGTGTATAACCAACGCTGTTTTGATAATCCTGTGCGTTAAAGTTTTCAGTCAGTGGATTGGATAGATTGCCGTTAGAGTCAGGTATTAGCCCCATGCCTTGTTGTAACGCAGTGTTAGCCAATTCACCGCTTTGCGCGTAAGGCGAAACATAGCCCATTGCTTGCCGTGCCGCGTTATCCAGCAAAGGGATATTAGCGTCCCGCGCTTCTTTAGCGTAATTTTGCTGTTGGTCTAGGTTTTGGTCTTGCGAGTTTTGGGCTTTACCTGCTGCTTTGCTTTGCTTGTTGGCTGCATACATCTGGCTTCCAACAGTTGCCGCCGTTGACGCAACCGTAACACCTACCGCCGTTATTGCTACTGTCATTTTAATAGCTCCTGTTGTGCTACAAAATCATTATAAAAATCTGGCATTTCAGCAATATGCGCTTCTGCACCTTCGATTGTCTTTTCGTTGCAAGCGTGTACTGTTATCCATGTTGATGTCTCTAGCACTAAAACAGCTCTTTGAGTGTGTGCAGGCGTGACAAAAAACTCAGGTGCTGTAATTGTTTCGCGCGTGCCGTCCGGCTTGACTATCTCGCATACGCCACTAACCACCGCTGTGATGTTTTCGTGCTTGTGTACTGCTGTCATTACTAGCGTTGGTTTATCTGGTTCGGCTGGCATGGTTATAATCCGCCCATACAATCCATCGGCAAACAAATGGGATAATTCCAAGGCGATTGGCTCTTGGTGCATTGCTGCCATTCCTAGGTCATAAAGTTGGTTTTTAGTAATATCATTATTCATTATGGTATCTCGTAAAACCCCTGGAAGCTTATTTTGTCATTTGCTTTCCATGTGTGAGGGGCTGTTGAAGTAATGCCTGCTGCTGTTGATACTGTTGCTCCTGTTGCTCCTAGGTAAGCTATGCTTATAGTCGATGTACTCCTAAATCTTATCAAAGCTTGATAGCTGGCTACTCCAGAGTTATTAATAATTCCAAAGGATATTTGATAAAGTGTGTCTGCATAATCGATGCTAGTTACAGGATTTGTAAAGTATGGAGCTGTACCCATTGAAGAGGTTGTCCCTAATGTAAGCTGCATTCTAAAAAATACAGTCTTACCGATAACCTTATATTTTGCATCAACCGTACCATTACCCAACGTAAAATTAGTGAATGTTGGTGTCCAGCTTACCCAAGCAGTGTCGCTTAGTCCGGTCGGGATTGGCAAGCTTAGACCATTGGTTAAATTAACCGCGCTTGGAGTCGTTAAATTAGGCGTATTTAGTGTGCAATTGGTGTCGAAAACATTTAATCCAGTGCCTGTTTTATTGGTCAGTGCGTTGGAAAGATTAACCGATGAAAAACCGTTAGGCGTTAAGACCGTGTACCCTGTTGCATTCCCAGTTATCGCATTGGTCAGATTTGGAATATTGGTAACATTGCCCGCTGTCAATGCAGGAGCTGTGCCTGTTAAGTTTCCGCCAAGTGTCAAATTCCCGCTTGTTGTGATATTTCCCGTCAGTGTTAGCCCGTTTACAGTTCCATTGCCTTGTACTTGCGTCACCGTGCCAGTACCAGCGAGTCCTCCAGTTGTACTAACAGTAATCTTACCGTCACTATCAATCGTCAAATACTGATTAATAACCAGCGGAACCGTTGCCATCACTTTAGCGGTCACGCCGTCCCATTGTTCAACAACAACAGATATTGTCGCACTATCTGCGTTTGATACCTGCAAGTTTTTAAGGATATTAACATTGCCAGCCGTGGCATTTGGGACAATCGTAACCGCTGTCGTGCTGTTTGTATTAATGTGGATGGCTTGCACGGTAGAAACAATACCAGCCGTGGTCATGCCAACATAATGCCCTGTAATGGGACTTTGCGCTGTCGCTATCGCCGCTAGTAACTTTATGCGTAAGCTGATCGTGGTGGTAGCTATCATAGTCCTAAGCTCATATATCCAAAAATAATGGAGTTGATATTAACAATGCTGTTCTTTTGCGCTGTGGTCAAATGCTGATAATCGCCCACCGTACCGCCTTGAATATTCAGCGTATCGTTGTGATTAGGTGCGCTAAACGTGCCTTGCCCGTTCAAAAAATGACTAGCATTGCCATCGTAACCCAATGGAGCAAGATTAGCGTATTGACTAGCGGTTAAATGATAATGCTCGCCGTCCGCACCGCCTTGCAAGCTCAATAATAAACTATGGTCTGGCGTTGCAAATACTGCCTCACCGTTTAAAAATTGGGTTGCGTCACCGTTAAAAGTGGGTAATTGCGTTGTGTTGTCATGCTCTGCTTGTGTTAGGTGATAGCGTTCTGTTGTGCTTCCGCCCTGTAGTTCGTCCAGTGCATTATGTAAGCGTACCCGTACCGCTGTATCCAACGTGTCGATGTAGTTTTTTAGACCACTAAAGTATGCCGCCCACGTTAAACTGACCGGCTTATCAGTGATTGGATTACTTAATGGTGGTAATGGGACTTTTACGGTCATTACTGATTAGCCTCGCCTATCGCTAAACTAATGTCCGTTAAAACGAACTTTACAGGATCGGTCATGCGTAATCTAATGCACCATGACCGCGCCTGTCCAAGCCTACGCCATTCTGCCCGACTGGTAAACTCGCCACGCCGTCCGATTTCTGTAGGCAGTCTTTCACCCCAAGTATGCCCGCTGTCCCGACTAATCTGTAGATAAACAGTTGGATTAATCCCTTGTGGCGTAGTTAGTAAATTAGTACCTACTAAACCCTGCCCCGTTTCCATCCATGCCCTAATTCGACTAATCAAACTAAAATTCTGTGTGGGTGCAAAGATTTGGTTAAATGTAATCTCTCTAACAATTGGCTGTCCTTCCTCTGTGTACACATCGGCACTTATCGATGCCAGTTGACCTGTGGTTGCGCTTGATACAATAAACTTGGTCCCAAATGCCAGTCCGAATTGATACTTGCTATAGTCTAAATCCCATGACGCTATTCTACTCCAAGCTTGTGCTTTAAAGTCATAAAGCCATGACGCATTGCCGTTGAACGTAATCTGATAAAAATACCGACCGTTTAAGCCGTAAACAAAGCCTACCGCTGTGGTGATTGCGCTGTATTTATTGATTATGTAGGTAATGTCAGGCGTACTAATCGCTGCAAACTGCCCACCTGCGATAGTACCGATAGCAAGCATACCGTAACGGTCACGCACTAAACCGATAAGGCTCGTATTGATAACCGCTAAGCTATCGATACTGACCAAGCCGTAAGTGATTGTCGCGCCTTGAATCCTGTCAAATGGGAATAATGCACCTCCATTGTTCACCCAAATTTCAGTACTGAGTTCACCCAACAAATGCAAATAGCCGTTGTTAGCTGATACTGCTACCAGATTATCAGGGCTTGACTCTGCACTGGCAAAGTCCAATGCGTTCCACACTAATCCGTTATAAGGAGAGCTAATATAAAACTGCTGAGTATTGCGACGGTTAACAATGAAATACCCGTCCAAAAAAGTACACGAATCACTGCCGCCCTCTGGTAATTTTGCGCTTATGTCGTAAATTTTATATGCGTTAGTAGTATCGACTATGTAGCCAAAGCCGCTTGTAACTATTAAAAGCTGCGTGCCGTTGTCGGTAAAGTGTGCGCTTCCGTCGGTGTCGTTGCTATTGGGCAACGTGGCAACAAGCGTGGGCGTACTGATAGTAATCAAAAATAATTTGCGTCCTTGCAATACCAGCGCACCGCCAGTGCTAGGCATGTAGTACATTCCGCGCGTTACCGCTCCAGATGGATAGCAAAACGCTTCTGTCCCCGGCGTTCCATACGCTGCTACAGGTGCGCGGTCTGGCTCTGTCGGAATATCAAAATACACGTTGGTTCTGTCCTCGGCTGTGATAGTTGATGACTTTGATTTTACATTATTGCCGAAGATGCGTAGGTCAAATGCCATTAGCGTGAACCTATCTTGTCGCTAAAAATATTATACCGCCCACCTGTTCCCATCAAAACCGGATCTGTTTGCATAGTCAACGATTTTGCATTAGTGCGCATAATGTTACGTTTAGCTTGGTGCGCAATATCTATGATGTTTTGGCTTGCTTGCACTTGGTAACTTGGTGCGAGCTCAATCGCTAACAAAGCCACAAGCATACGGTAATACCCTTGCGGGAAGCTTACGGTTTCTGTCACAGTGGCGAACTCACTAATCTGTTTATAGCTGTAAATCGTGACAGGTATCGCGCTCGATGGCACAGGGTAAAATGTGAGATTATTTAGTGGGTAATTGCCGTCAGGGTAGCAGTATTGAGGGTAATTAGTTTGCAGTGTTTTGAGTTTAATAGCCGCGTAGTCGTCATAATTTACTAAGACAACGGGGAAATCGATGTTTCCAGCCGTGCCAGTGATCGCGGTTGTGACTGCTTCAATGCTAATGGGTCGCGTGCTGTTGAAATTGCCGCCAGTGCCGAATGTGTAAGTCGCTTGACCGCCAACTAAATTAAAGCTTTCTTTTGTGACCGTGTTAATCGTAAATGATTCGTTAGCTAACGACTCGATTAAACTGTTCAGTGTGCGTAACGCGGTATTGGATTCTTCAGCCGTCAGGATGACATCGGGCGAGTAAACCATAAGCTGAGTTAGACTGTCTTGGATTAAATCGCGTACTGTATTTGTTGCCATGACTAGCCCTTTTTGATGTTAAAACGCTCTCACCGTGCAAAGTGAGAGCGATTGTCTAGCTTTTAAACTACGGTTGCGTTAGCTTGTGCCAATTGGCATGGTCGCCACACGGTAATCGTATAAATTTCTGCCGCTGTTGGCGTGATGCTGCCAGCGGTTGGATTGATAAACTGAATAGAAATGGTATTAGCCGCACTAACGCGACACGAGCCAATGGATAAACCAGTCTGTGCAGTCGGTTTATACACGTTTAAAATCACATCACGGGCTTGTAGAGAATCGCCCATTGATAAACCTGTTACTGTAAAGGTCTGTTCGGTTGCTGTTGCTGCACCACACGCAGCGGGTGACAGTGCGAGCGAGACCATCGTTAAATGTTCAAAATTTGGAATTGCCGCTGTAATTACGTTTGGAGCTGCGCCTTGATCTGGCATGATTAAATCCTCTTAAAATTGGTAAAGCCACGCGGTTAAACGTGGCGTTAGGTTGCGTGATTTTAGCCTGTAAGACGAGCCGCCAATTCTGGATAGATTGCCTTCCAGCCATACAATACATCAAGACGGGTAAAGTAATTGTCTGATTGGATGTCATATTGACTAATCATACGCAAGGACAGTCCGGACGCTTTTGAAGCCATGCGTGAAGCTGTATCAACACCACCGGGCAAAGGTAAGTCAGCACTTGCAAGCGTAAACGCGTCTCTGTGCATCAAGATGTTTTGCGGTGCTTGTGCTGCGTTTAAGCCACTCAAAATGGTACAGGTAGCCGCCGCTGCGATTGTGTTCGTGGTACTGGTAACATTCTGGAACGCACCGCTAAAGATTGGGTACGGCAAAATTGAAACAGATGTTGCACTTGCCAAAGTATCAGCCATAACAACAAAGTTTTGCAGTGAGCCAGTTGAAACACGAGATTGTGGATTAACCGCATAAACGCCAGCAATAGTGAAAACTGTACCCGCTGTCAATGTGCCGGTGATTGCCGCTGTTGCCAATGTGAATGGCGTAGTTGCATCCGCTTGTACAGTATTACTACCTCCTTGAGCCGCTGCACTGATTGCGAATGTGCCGTTTTGTGTGCCGGCTGTGTGCATCGGTACGTTTTGATCCATGTAAAAATCAAAGCCCAATACGTTTGAACCCATTCTGCCATTTTTATAAATGTCTGAAATGGTTTGCTGCGGATTGAACAGGGTAGCGTTAGCGGTGACTAAGCCGGATTGCGTAGCTGGATTGATAATAGCTGAACGCTTGCCGTCTCGTGGTGCTGCGTTTTCGTCTAGCTTTTGTTGACCGCGTGCCGTTGCCAGTAATGCTTGTGCGCTGGTCGGTGTGCCTGTCAGTTCGCCGACAGTGCCGACAAAGTTATACACTGATTTGTAAAGTTGTAGCCCATCGTAGTCGATTTGGTTAGCAATTGCTGCGGCTGCTGGAACAATAAAGCGTTTTCTAAAGTCATCAATATTTAAAGCTAAATCGACGCTTGAAAAAGACATTGCAGTTTGAGCTTGCTCTGTCAGTGTGACAGGCACATAGGTTTCAATACTGTTTTGAGGTACAAGCTGCTTGCCTTTGTAGACCATGTAGCGAGTTGGCTTTCTGACGTTTACAGTCGCGCCGATTTGACCACCGCCAGCCTGAAATTGGCTGTCGTATTCGCGGTTTACGTTACTAGAGAATGTGAGTTGGTTTTCCAAGACTTCAAGCGTTTCAGCTGTGATCTTGGCGATGGTAAGTAATTGGTTAGCCATTTGGCTGCTCCCTATTGAAAAAAGTTAATTTCTCATTAGGACGCGACACCTTGATATAACGCTTTTTTAATGTTCTGTGGTAAAAGCAGTGCCTGTTATGCGTTAGGCTTCGATATGTTTGGCGGTGTGCGCCCCCGTCCTTCCTGCATATATCTATGCCTGATTTCCGTCGGCAAACACACCTTAAAACAAATGTACTTTATTTATTAGCTTTTGTCAATAGACTATCTGCCTCTGTTTGATAACCTGATATTTCTTAGCCTAGTCTTTCTAATTTTCTTTTTGCGCTTATCTATCAAAATATCAGCCGTTTGTCGCATTACTGGCTGAATAAACCGCTCTCTAAAATCTTCAATATTTAGAGTAAAACCCAGTTGTTCTACACCTTTTCGTGTAATAGCATCGGCTCTTGTGGCATTATCAAATATACTTAGTGCTTCTGCTGTGATTTCTGATATTGTTTTTGTCATTTTGCCGCCTTTATATTTTAGAGAAGCAAGCGTCTAACCGCTTCCACATACGCCTATTAACGATTCTATACATTTTACGATGCGTTAGTATAGGCATTTTGCTGTGCTTTACGCGGAAATTCAACCGCTCTTTATTTTCGTTCTCTACTCTATTATTCATTTCTCGCCTTCTTAGCCGCCTTATAAGCCTCAAAATCACCGGCTTTTAAAGCCGCTTCCATTGCTGCGTTGCTTGTTAAAACCGCACTGCCGCCTGAAACTGGAGTAATTGGTTTTGCTGCTTGACTGATTTTTACGGTTTTTTGAGTTGGTGATGCGATGCCTTGTGCTGCCATCATACCCATTTTAACAAGACGTTGACTTGGAGTCATGCGCTCAAACTGTGCTAGTAATTCTGGGTCTTTACCGATTGCGTAGGCTATTTCTGTGATATTTTCAATCTCAGTAATTGCTGTATTAGTCAATGGGTCGTCAAATAATGGCAAAGCGTGAACTACCATTTCATCATAGTCTGGCGTAACTGCTTTAAATTCCGCTTCACGTTCGGCAATTACTGACTTTCTTGAGCTTATCGCTTTATCACGTTCAGCTTGCACTAACGCCTGACTGATACGCTGCTCTGTCTGTGCGTCTCGCCATGCGTCTAAATCATCTTGATAACTATCATTATAACGCCCTCCCGCATAATCTTCTGGGTTAGGCTTATCCACTGGTGGGGTAGCTCTTGCTGCAAGTGCCGCCTCTGCCGCTTGGGCGCGCTCTTCCGCCGCCCGTGCTTTGTTTGCCAGTTCTCTAATGCGCGACTGTGCGTCTTTCTTGCGTACCTCTGGCGTTTGCTCAACGTCACTTTCGACTTCTGGCTCTGATTCAACCGCTGCCACTTCTTCGCTTGCTGGTATCTGCTCAACTTCTACGGTCTCTGCTGGGGATTCATTGTTTAAGATTGTGTAGCGTGGTTCTGGTGTTTGTTCTGATTCTGCTGTTTGCTCGGTCATTTGTTTACCTTTGTGTGGTCGTGACTAATCGGTGTTTCATCTTGTTCAGTGTACATTGTTGGATGAGGACCTTTAAAGGAAAAATCTACCACAGAAATAGGCTCATCATTAATAATTACAGCCGATAATTTACGCAATAAATCAACTAATTCACATGGGTTCTCAAATTCAATTGTGATTTTCATTACTTACCTTCTTCGTTTATATATTCCAATATTGTAACCAACCGAGCTACTACGCTAATAATATCTTGTCTCATTGGTCTTAGTATTTGCCGCAAATAATCATGCGCCTCTTGTTCAGTTTCAAATAAAAACTCTTTGCAAGTTATCAGTGGCTCACCATCGACCTCTATTTGCTGGTCATGCGCAAAAGACGGGTCTCCAGCTTCTGATTTATCCTGGACTAGCTTGCATTTGCGCGGGTAGCCATAAGGCGGTAAATAGCTTGTTTGTGGTAAAGCGGGTTTGTTTATTTCTGGAAATTCATAGTTCGCTGCTATTGTCCATTGTTCTGTCATCGTCTCAACTCATTAATCCATGCCTTAAATTTTTGCTCTCTCTCATGTTGTAAAATATCCCGCCTCCTTCTTTCTTCTTTCATCTCAAGCTTTATTTGTTTTAAAAAAAGATGATAATCATCAAATTGCTTATCATCCATCTCACTGCGTAAGTTGGGATAGGATAGGGCGATCATCGTCTTAACTCATTAAGTAATTGCTGCATTTGCATTTGTTGCTGTTGGTATTGCCGTTCGCGCTGGTCATAGTCTCGCTGCGATTGTCTTCGTTCCCGCGCTTGCTCGTTGTATCGCTCCAAGTCATCAAGGGCGTAGTTGTGTTGGTCACTGCGTTGTTGTGGCTCGTCCCATGAGTAATGCGGGTCTTCTGCGTTGGCTGTGCTGGATAGCAGTAAGCCGATTAATAGTATTGCTTTCATGGCATTGCCTCAAATTCTTCACTGCTTTTTAAAAGTGTTGCCCTGTGCGATTCTTCTATTTCAAACTGCTCATTAGTTAAAGCCAAATAAGGCTCTAGCGGTAATTCTTCTACCATATCCATATATTCTTTATCTTGCCAAAGATTATGTAATTCTTCCACTTCCATTCCCCAATAAAAAACCCGCATACATCGCTCATCGGGTGCAACGATGAGAAATATAGCGGGTTTGATAAAAATTGTTATGACGTTGCACCGTCATTTATTGCAAATTAATTATACACCTTTCAGCAAATCATAATACTGTTTTTTAGTTAGTACGCCTAAAAAATAGGCATATTCGGCTGCTTCGATAAAATCAGGGTTATTGTATAGGTTCTGCTTGTTCAATGGCTATCGGTTCTTGTACTGGTTCAGCCGCTTCACCCTGTGGCGATTCCTGCGGCGTTTGTTGTGGTGGGTTTAAATCCATGTGCTGCCTGTGTATTTCTTGTTTAATCGCAAGTTCACGAGCATGTTCATCGTTCATCATTTGGTTAGCGTGCGCTTCAATTTCAAGCGTTGTTGGCTCAATGCCTTCTGGCGTTCCCGCTTCAATATCAGCAATAGTTTTTATGCGCTTAGTCTCGGCATCGTACCGCTTAATATCAAGTTCCATCATTTTCAGGTCTTTATCATCACTCAACCGTGCTATTTCTTGACTCATGTGTTCCATTTGGTCTGCCATCTGCCCCATTTGCTGTTCAGCTTGCTGTGCCGCTGGATCGGGTGCTTGCTGTCCTTTCTCTGGCTCTTGAAGTGGAGGAGGCAACATCTTTTTCATGCGTTCGCTGATTGCGTCGCTACCCGCCCAGTCCAAGTTTTTTACAATCAAGTCACCAGCAATCGGCATAATATCAGGATACGATTGTACCAATTGCATCATGCTTTCGGCTGATTCTTGTCGCTTGGTTGCGTAACTTGCGCCCACATCTGCATAAACATCGTAACGACCAACTGACAAATTGTATATTTTCTGTATTTCGCCGCGTTCATCTTCAATTTCTCCTTTCGCGCCTTGCAGTTCTGGGTCAATTTTAACGTGGTCAATCTCGTCATCTTCACCAATAATGCGCATGATTCGCGCGGTGTCGTAGACTTTCGGTATCCATTCAACCAATATCCTGCCTGCTTGACGGATTGACCGCGCCATATTAGCCGAATAGTGAAACGTGCCTTGTGATGCTTGCCGCTGCAATGATAGAACCGCTTTTCCGCTTTGATCACTTGGGTTGTTCCCTAGCGTAGCATCATAGATACCAAGCGAGCTTTTAATGTCATCGATAGCCGCTGCTTTTGCATTAACTATGCCTGTTGGTACTTGTGCTGGCTGTTGGCGTTCGGGCTTTGGTAATGCCCTGCCGCTTTCATCATAAGCATTGTAAAAAAGAACGCTTTTTGGGCTTCTATTTGCTACTGCGTAGTCGTCACTATAACCCTGTACCGCTTCAACGCTTGCCATAAATGGCGATAATGGCGATAGAGCTAAGTATTCGGCTTCACAGCTAGACTGATAATTGTACAGCTGCTGTGGGCTTTTACCGTGTCGTGTTAAGCCGTAAATAGTTCGCTTGCCGTCTGTCCAGACTTCATTGCCAATACAAGGAATAATCGGAATTGAGGTAATTGGTAGCTCGGTGCTTTCAAGTACGCAATCCGCGCCAAGCTTGTACCACATCACGCTAGTTTTTGATGACTTGCGACTATCCTTGATAACGTCGCCTTCCTTTAACTCACTATCCCAAATAACTCGACCATCGGTTAAAACATGGATTTTTTCAGGCGTTTCTTTCTTTTCAAAATATTCAAAAATACGGACTACTTTTTTATTTGTCCATTCGCTATCAGTTGCGCCCGAAGCAACCCAACCTTGTGATTCTTCAGGGTACTGCTCGTCAAAGTCATCGCGCGGTATTTCTTCCATGATTCCACCCCAGCGATAGTCTGATCCGTCTGGCTCTGTGCTATTAGCATCGGAAACCACCTTGGAAGTGTCTGGTACACGCTTAATAACTAGCTCTTGCTCCCATGAATCATTAGTGATGTATTGCGGGATAATGCGGAAATACCCTAGCCCCTGAGTAACCATTGCGTCTGCTGCGGTTTCGTATGCTATGCCAGCGTTTGATTGACTTTCAATATTGCGAATTACGCCTTGTAGAATTTCAGCGGTTTCAATATCTGCGTGGTCATCACAAGGGCGTATTTTGATAGCGGGGCGGTTTTGCCTTAACTCATTCACCACCTGAAAAATAAACGCTGATAGTCTATTGATAGTAAGTATCGGGCGTTCCTGCCCCACCATTTGCCGTGACTGAACCGCTGCGTCATCCCACTGATGCACTCCACCCAGCTTAACGAATTTAGTATCTCGTGACATTTCCTCGCGCTGCGTCGCTTCCTCGCTCATCGCGTCCGTAAATCGTTGTTTAGCGCGCGCGATTAGCTTTTCGTCTTTGTCGCCATCGGCTTTATCTTTGTCTTTAGTTGCCATTATTTACACCTTGTGCGGTTAGTATGTCTATTAGCATCTTTCTATTGCATTCTTCAAGCGTTAAAGTGTCTGGATAGAGCTGCTTTAACTCTGCCCTACGTTCGTCGCTAAGGTCTTCGGTGGTGTTATTCGCACTGTCTAATATTACTTCTTCTAGCTTTGCCATGATGTTGCGTGTCCTTTGTGCGTGTGTTGTGGCGGTACTGGTCTTTCAAACGGCACCAAATGCCCCATTATAAATGCGTCCGCTATGTTTGGTGACGCAATACCCCGTTTCTTTAAATCTTTTTTGCTTTCAACCATAACGCGCCCTGCATTATCAAATGATTTCTTTGGCGTGCTTAGTTCCTCGGTAAGCTGCTCAAGGTGCGCAATACTCCCATCGATAAAAATCATTTCATCATCTTTAAATGCTTGTCCCTTTATCACTGCGTTGTAAGTGTTCTCTAGCCTTTTTGCCACGTCCCACCACTTTTGACTTTTGATGTTAGCAAAATAATCGCGGTTTGTTACTGTTGTCCCTTTGCAAAAAGCATCTGGATTATCGACACCACCACCGGCAAAAAACTTTTTATGCTTTATGTCTGCTTTCCTGATTTCATTTATCTCCTTAAACTTTGCACCACAAGATGCACCAACTCCGATGGCATCATAAAAGATTAGCGATTCGTCCTCGCTTGCCATCGTCCACACTTTAGTACATGACTGTAAAAGCTCATCCTCTTTAGCTTTCCACTTTGTCACTTTTGTTGTTAGTGATCCATAAGTAGCGACTGTTGCGCATTCATCCTCGCCGCTATCTGCCACGTCAAAACCTATCCGCTTGCGCCCTGACACGTCAATATTTAGCTTAATGTGTGCGTCAATCGCCGCAATTATCCATGAGCGTTTTATTACCGCTTCATCGTCATCACTAAGTGGTTGCCCTTTGTAAATGTGCAAGTATCGTTCGTAGTCTTCAATCTTTGCCGCTTCAATAATATCCAGCATGGTTTGAGACAAAAACGGGTTTTCATCATAATCAATATGTCGGTGGATTGTGTTTGGTGGTGGATTAACTACGAAACGTTTCCACACAAAATCAGTAGCAAAGCGGGCATTGAATAATAACCAGCACTCGCTTCCCTCTTTTCTGATAGTTGGCTCTAAAATATCCCATTGTTCGGCGGTTAGCAGATGCGATTCCTCGCTTAAAAGAATATCGATACCTTCAAGCGATTTAATCTCAGTGATGTTTCTGGCAAGACCATAAAACATAAACTCTGATTTTGTCGTTAAACAAATAATGGAATTGTCTGTGATTTTAAATAGGTGATCATAGCCGAACTGCTCAATCTTTGCCTTTAACAGCGTATAAATTGAATCGGCTATTTTGTTTTGAAACTGGCGAACACACAGAACACGAACACGGCAATTTGCGGCAATATCTACCACTTTACCAGCTGCTTCGTGACTTTTTGATGACGCTCTACCGCCCTCTAGCACGCGGTTTCTTGCTCTGACCTCCCAAAATGGACGTAGTGCTGGATTAAGTAGTGCCACTGTCTTTGTAATAGTCGTCTAGTGTTCGTTTGCTTGGGTCAACTGAGCCGCTGTGGTTGATATTCTTCGTTTCTTCTTTAGTCCAGCGGTCTTTGAATTTGCGCTCTAAATACCATGCGTGTGCTTGCCAACTCCCATTGTTCCCGGCTTCGCGTATGCTTTTTATGCTTTCTGCTTCGGCTACCGCCTCGGCTTCTTTTATAGCCTCTAAAAATTCAGGCTTGCTTTCATCTTTTAACCATGCGTAATAGCTAGCTTCCGATACCCCAGCAAGCGCACAGGCTACGCTTGCATAATTACCTTCTGCAACATAACCGGCTATCTTTTCAACGATTTCAGGGCAGTATTTTCCTTTTGCGCCTGCTGCCATTTTATCTACTCCTCATTAATTCACGCGGCTGTTTACGTTCAACTGCTTTTATCGGCTGCCTGTTCACAGTCTCGCGGCTGTGTGGTCTCGTCTGCAATTTATCAAACCAATCTTGGCTCGGTAGGCAATAAAGGTTAATAGGGGGCATTACATTATCCCGCCGGTCCCAATCAAAACCATATCCACAATAATGCTAATAGCTCGTGCTAAATGTTGCCGTCTTTCTGGTAGTCCTGCCGTGTTAGCAAAGACTATGTGACGCAGTGCTTCAGCTTTTTGCGCGTCAGGTTCGCTCGATAAAACCAGATTAAGATTATCGATAATAAGAGATGGTTGTAAATGGATCGGTTGCTCTATGGTCAGCTCAATATTAATGCACTTAACTGCTTTTTCTAAATCCTGAGTGCCGCCTTTGTCATCGAACCGCCATACGTACTGAAATGCTTGCGATAAAAACCCGCTTAGATGCTTACTAATGTCACGACAAGGTACACCGCTTGGATGGTCTTCATAGTGATTAGGTTTCTCTACATCATCCCATTTTGTTGCTATCGTGTCTTGTGTCATTAGTCCTCACTTACCACGCCAATACCGCCAGCTAATGCCATTCCAAGTGTGATGATTGCATTTGTCCATTCAGGGCTAATTGACGCGCCTGCTGCTGTGGCGCATAGCACTAATCCGCGCCAAGTTGACGACTCTGACAATCGATTTTTTATATATGCCTTCATTACCAGTCACCGCCTCCACTTGATGAATCGCTAGAACTACATGAATCGTAGCTAGAACTTGATGAACTTGACCCATAGTCATGCGAACTCTGACTGCATGAGTCGGTTGATGCAGTATCCATTACGGCGGCGTACAATAATAAATTATTAGTTTGCTGATAATTGTCATCAGCTCTCGATGCAAAAGATGGCGACACTTTGCTGGTTCTTTTGACTACAGTTGTTGTTGTTTTTATTACTGGATTAACTGATTTTGAGGCAACAATAGCTGCCTTGTCTTTTTTTCTTCTAAAATAATCAAATAAACTCACTTTTTGCTCCAAATATCGGCGATACTCACGCCAAAAACGCCCATCAAATAATTAGCACCTGCTAATAATCCACCTAAAATCATAACTGCTGTACCGCTTACAATCTTGTAACGAGTAAGCTCTTGTTTTAATTCAACTGCAATCGTTAAAACTTGCTCTAGCTTTTCATCGTGTCGTGCGCTTGATTCTCTAGCAAGCCGTGCAATCTCATTAATATCGAGCTGAATATGCTCAATATCGTTTTCCGTAACTGCAACACGCTCACTTAAAGTATGGCTTTCTGACACAACAAAAATCCCGAAAATAAATTAATCATACCACAATCTAAAATTTAGTCGAAAAAAAACCGCTACCTGTTGGAATTCAAGTAGCGGTCAATTTAGGAGAAAGCATATTATAGAGAAAAACAACAGGCTGGAGAACTGTTAGACGTATTTAAGCATTTCTAGCGTCAGGTGTCAACTGCCATACACAAATATACTCTATACCATCATTCTCATACTTCCCGCACTTTCGGCACTGCTTGCGTGTCTCTAAGTGAACGTGGTTAAAATGACACTCTAAGCACTCAAAGTCTTGGCATTGCAGAAAGCCGTTTTTAGGGTATAAAAATAAAAACCTCTGCCCGTCTTGCATCGGTAGACCTTTTTTGCATGTTTGTCTGATCAAGCAGTCTGTGTTTGTGCAGTGTGTGGCTGTCATGCTAACGCCTCTTTCTCCAAATTACCAATTAACTCTCTCAATTCAGCGTTCTTTGATACGATAAAATACGCGCCAGTTGCCTTATTATGCACCCGATAACTACCCGCTGCGCCTAGATTCTCGATTCGATGACCAACTGCACGGGCGCGTGCATTTAAAAGCTGTTGTTCGTTAGGCTTTGCCATGACACAAATCCAAAATTGAGTTAATGCGCTGAATGCAATCCCATTCTAGGTTTTTATAAGCAAGCGTTGAATCAACTTTTTGGGCAAAAATAATTTTAGCTAAATCTATACTTAAATTACATTCTCCTAGAATTGTCTCGCAGTCGATTACAGTTCTAATGTGAGTTGCATACTGACCTAATTCTTCATGTGTTAGCAGTGTCAATAATTTTACGTTTATCATATTTTATCCCCTTGTGTGCTTAATTTGCACGCTATCATCGTTTAGCGGCTTAATCAAACCGCAATCGGTATTCACGCACTGTCTAATCCTTCTGGATGCTATCACCATCCAAATATGTAGGCACTCATAACAATACGGCTTTACTCCAAGCCGTGTCGCTGGTGGGTACATTTCCTTGCCTTTACCGTACTTATTGCGGTTTGCACAAGTATCAAAGTGATTGCAATTTGTGCATTTCATGGCTTCGCCCGATATTTATCAAGGTGCGCATTACACTCTTTTACCGATGCACTAGCCCACATAGCGTGATTTTTTAGAGATATTGCATTGCCGTACAACTGGGTACAGGCAAATGATTTTATGTAAATCTTAGCCCCTCTAAAAACCGCCATGTACTTATCATCCATGTGTCGTGACAATCGAGTTACTGACACCCCCATAGTTTCAGCTATTTCAGCGACTGAAAACAATTCGCGCCCACCTTTGTCCTTTAAAAAATCATTTTTATTTAGCAAAAACTCTGCGAATAGGTTTTTGTAATAATTGTCGGTAACTGTAAAAGATGACCTTGGGCGTGGCGGGTCTCGCTTAATGCCGTGCTCATTGTATGATCTGACTGTTCCTAGGTAGATGATGTGTTTATTCCACCCTATGCTTTTCGCGGGTCGCTTTGTTTCGTATATTTGAATCATGCCAGCTCCTCCCTATCTAAAAATTCTTGTATCGCCCGCGCCACCACACGCTGCTTAACAGCTTCATTCTTTGCACAATACGCGCTGAGTCTATCAAACTGCTTGTGACTTAACTCTCCATTAACTGGCTTGGTAGGCTCATACTTTGACGGTCTCCCGACTTTTCTTTTTTCGATTCCCATAATATCTCCAATTTTTGATTAACGCGCCACCAGTTGTGACGCTGGGTAAATGATAGTCGCTTTTAAGATAATTATCAATATTTTAAATTACCATTAATTATCCGATTCTTCAAACTTTTCACAGCCTTTCGTTTCATCACAACAAGCCCTTTCAAATATGTAATTTCCCGCGCAAAATTGCCCACCATTGAGCTTTTCGTGAATAACTGATATGCACATAGCTGGTGTCGCTCCTTTGGCTTTAAAATCGATTATTTTCTGACATTGTCCCCAGCCGTCTAATTCGGTTGAGTGGTCTGGCTTAAAGTTTTTGCAAGTCATGATGTTTCCTGTTGTTAATAAACTATCCCAAAACTATCCCAAATTCCCAAACTATCCCAAAACTATCCCAGTCTGTAAGCCACGAATAGCAAGGGATTGGGATAGTTGGGACAGTTGGGATAGTTTTTTGGTGATTTTTCCATGTGCGTGTGCGTGTGCGTGTGTGTGTGCGTATATGCGTTTTATAACTATCCCAACTATCCCAACTATCCCAAAATAATAATTAATATACTTTAAACAATAACTTACGTTTTTATGACTTGGGATAGTTGGGCTAAAAGTTGGGATAGTTTGCGTTTTTTTGGGATAGTTTGACTAGATTTTCACCTTTTCGAACACTTCAAACGCTTCAATTGCCGCGTCAAGAGTTCCAAATACTCTAAATATTCCACTGCTTTTTTTAGTATTAAACCCAATGTCCGACAGATACCGTCCCA